TGGAACAAAATATTAATATGTTAGAAAAAAGAGATACTAGATTATGGGAAGAGTGGGCAAAATTAAAAGTTATAACCGATGGATTAGCAATGGCACATAAAGATAAAATTACTAAGCGTTATTCTAAAGATGTGAATGAGATTTACGCTCGCGAATATCTTCACGAATATAAACAAACAGTCAACACTTCAAACATCAAAGACATTACACTCGAAGAATTAGCACGATTAGTTATTGACCATGAGCCGATTGTTAGAGAAGAAAATGTTAAAGTTAAAGTGGAATATAGATAAAGGAGAATGGAATGAATAAAGACATCAAAGTAGAACTACTCAAGCATCCTACCGAGCAAGATTGGCTATTCTGTAAGACTTGTACTCTTAATACAGTAGGGAAATCAAGCACAACTATACCAAAAGATGAATGGATGGTTAAACTCGTAGAAAGCGAACATAGTCCACTTAGAGAATTACCATATGCATTTAAGCTAACTATTCCATACTATGTATCAACTCATCTTGTTAGACATCATGTAGGAGTCAATCATTATGTGCAAAGTCAACGTAATGACCGTCAATCTAATTATGATAGGAATAAAGCACCGCAAGATGCTATGGTGAGTCATATAATTACAATGAACGCTCAATCGTTTGTTCATCTTACTCATGCTAGATTATGCTATCAAGCAGATGCGACAACTAGAATAGTAGTTGAAGAGATGGTTAGATTAGCAACTGAGAATAATTCAGAGATGAAAAGTGTACTCGTGCCTAGATGTGAATATAGGAATGGTAAATGTACAGAATTTAATTGTTGTGGATATAATAAAAAGTTCTTGACACCAACACTTTAGTATGATATAATATAGAAATAGAAAGGAGTAAATTATGGCAAAAGAAACATTAGCAAGTCAAGTTAGAACAGAAGATATTATAATTTCTAATGAGGAAATTAACATTCCAAACTATCTAATTGATGATGAATATGGTATTCTAATTGATGAGTACAATTCAACTTTGGTTGAACGTAAAATTGCACATCGAACGGGCAAAGAAACTGACGGAGAAAATGAGGGCAAAGTTATCCAATATATTGCATGGACTCCAGTTAAAACCCACACGTATGGTCGCAATATCTTCGGAGCACTTGAGAATTATGCTAAATATGTAACTGGAACTAAGATGAAACAACTCAAGAAATCAACCAATTTCGATGATGTTAAACAAATCTATCTTGATACCCAATCTACCATTCGTAAAGCAATGAAGTCAACTCAATTTTCATCTGATATTGTTGAACATGGCACATTGATTGATGAGATTACTGAGTTAAAGGCTAAACTTAAATCAATCAATGATGTGCTTAAAGATGCAGATGAACTGAGAGAATTAATCAAAGAGAAACGTAGAATCGTGATTTCTGAGACTGAACCCAAAAAACATCGCACAAAGAAAGAAGAGGAATAGAATGAAAGTATATGAATTAATGAACGAATTAGCAAAAGTTGAAAGTGGAGCAGAGGTTAGATTTAGCAGTGTTATTACCGTACCAGAATTGATTGAATGTGATGAGCTAGATGGCGGAGATTATTGTTATTCAAAGACAGTCGAAGATGTTGACGCATGGGACGAAACAGAAGTATTTCTAGGATAAGGAGATGAATATGGATAAATTTGGTAAAGAAATTGTAGCATTAATATCAGACTCATTTGATTTCGATTTAGCAAAAGACATGATTCGTTATCTATATTATCAGACAAACGATGATGTTATGATGGATGATTGTGAGTCATGGATGGATGCCGAACACGTATGTATTGTGTGTGGCGAGAAAATGGAGTTACATGAATTAGATGGTAAAGAATTTTATGCTTGTGAAAATTGTAAGTATGGAGGTGAATAATGGAAGGTCATAAAAGTAAGAAACCGACTAAAGCAGAACTCCAAGCAATTGTGGATACATTATTGACCGACGAGCAAAAGGAAGATATAATTACAGACCATAAAGAGAAACTTTATCAAGCTCATATTAAAGGACTAGTGCAAGGATTTGAAATTGCTAATCAAATGTTGCTTGAATATGCTGGGGCTCATACAATTGAAGAAGTTGTGGATTTTTGCAAGAAGAATGTTGAACAAAAGAATGTGATGAGTAAGGTTGTGAGTGGAGTAAAAGAAACAGAAGATTATGATAAGGATGTTGAAGAATTTAAAGAAAAAGTTTAAAAAAGTAGTTGACAAATAGAATATGGTGTGTTATAATAACAAAGTAAATTAAATTTGACCCAATGTGGTCGTACATAAGAAAAGGAGATTTAAAAAATGGCAGAGGTAAAGAAAATTAAAAAATCACAGAATTATTTACAGTTAAGTGGTGTGTTGTTAGAAACAAATTTGAAACTCGAAGAAGGAGTAAAAGGTCAAGCATGGAGCAATAAAGATGGTAAGATGAAAGATTTGACTTGTGATGTTATCAAGAAAAAAGACTTCAAAAATCCATCATTATTACTTGAGTGTTCACCTAAAGATGAAGATGGAAATATTATCGGGACATATCAAATTGGTGTAGATTTCAATGGTATCGGATTTGGAATCGGAGAAAAACAGTTCGATAGAGAGACAGATAAGATTGTAGATAATGACAATTTTAAAGGTGTGATGACAGTATTAAATAATTATGTTACACGCAAGGATGCTAAAGATGGAGAAGAACCTACAAGAGTATTTATTAAGAGTGGTTTCCTTTCACCTAACGAATATGCAAACAAAGAAGGTGAGTTTAAATCTTACTTGCCTACAATCACAACTTACAATGTAACGTCAAGTGGTGTTCCAGAAAATGATATTTGTGAAGGTAGTATCAGTGGTATCATTCGTGCAATTAAAGAAGAAATGTTTAATGATGAAGAAACTGGCAGACTAAAAATTGAGTTTTATTTCTTCGATGGAAAAGGTGAAACATATCCAGTTGAGTTGACAGTCGAGAAGGATTTAGCTGATGATTTCAAAGACTTATATGAGACTGGCACAAGTTGTAAAGTCTACTATGACATTCTAACTCGTCAGATTGGTGCAAAAACTGTTGAATCTAGCAATGGTGGATTTGGGCGTAGAGAAAAGCATACTGTAAGTGGATATACTGTGAATGAATATTCTGTATTCAAAGGAGAAGAACCATTTGAAGAAGAGAATGAGTATTTCATTGATAAAGCAGATATGAAGAAAGCTATGCAGTCAAGAGAGATTACCATTGAGCAGAAGATTAAAGATGCTAAGGATAAGGCAGACAAACCTAAAACTACTAAGAGCGGTGGGTTAGGAAATAAGGCTAGTAAATTAAGTGAGACTAAAGTTGAAGAAGACGATGATGACCTCATGCCATTTTAAGCATTAAATAAATAACAATATAAGGGGCTTATAATTGCCCCTTTAAACTTTAAATATAATTAGAAAAGGAGATATGAAATGGCAAGCAATAATTTATTAGATATGATAGAAGAAGGTGTCAGCTATGGTCTTGATGGATTGAAGTTGATGATATATGGGGGGAACAATATTGGAAAAACTCCACAAGCAATGAGATTTCCAAAACCACTACTATTAATGGGAGAAACTGGTGGCTCTGCTTTAAAAGGTTATAAAAAACACATGACATCAAAGAAAGTGTTTGTTGACTACGTTAAGCAATTAACAGATGAAAAAACGTTAGACCAAATGAAAGAAAAGTTTCAGACAATTGTGCTAGATTGTGTTGAGGATATTATTGAATTGTTTGAGATTGCATTGTGTAAAGAGTATGGGGTTAAAGATATTGGTGAAATTCAGCAACTAGAAAAAGGCAATCCTAACGGATATTCTGTAGCAAGAAGAGATTTTAAACAACAGATTAACTTATTAACTGGATGTGGATATACCGTAATTTTTATTGCCCATGAAGAAACAATTCAATTGCCTACTGGAGAAAATGACGATAAAGGAAATGCTATTACAAGAGATTTTATCCAGCCTAAAGGAAGTAAAGGAGATAAATCTTCTTCAAGATTTATTCGTGATTTATGCGACTTTAGATTTTACATTGTGAGTTCTGGATTTGACAAAGAAACAAATAAAACAATCATGTCTAAGGCGTGGTGTGTTCAGACAGATGCTTTCTTTGCTGGAAGTAGATTTAATGTTAAGCCATTAATCAATCCATTTACGGCAGAAAATATTATCGAAGCAATCGAAGAAGCACAAAAGAGGACAGCAGAAGATTATGGTGCTGACTTAGTTACATTTGAAAGAAATACTGATACTTATACTAAAGATGATTATTTAGCAGATATTAAACCATATATGACAAAGTTATATAAATTATATCCTCAGTTAGTCTTAGATATTGTATCATCTCAATTAGGCAGTGGAGTTCCAGTATCTAAAGCAACTGATGAACAATTGGTAGAACTAGAAACAATCTATACTAAATTAGTTGATTTAGCAATGGATAGAGGAATTTATATAGACACTAATGAATAAATCAATCTCTCACGTCGATTTCTAGCTACATTTATACTAAACCCTAACAAGTTATCATAAGTTAGTATAAAGTGGCTAGAATCGTGTCTGAGACAACGTAGAGATAGTGTAAAGGAGAAGAATATGAAGAAATTATCAGAAACAATTGAATTAATGACAAGTCAGAATTATGATGATAGATTGAAGGCTGAATATTATCAACTTAAAATTAGAATGAATGGATTATATGATATGCTACTTAAATATAAAAGGGGGGAATTGTCGTTCACACCTAAATGTAGTTATGATTTATTACACGGTCAATATAGAGCTATGGATTTATATTTACAATATTTAGTCGATAGAGCAGAAGTTGAAGGAATTGAATTAGACTAATTATACATCATTTTAAGCCACTTTAATCTACCCTCTACAATTATATCAACTATTAAGTTAAAGTGGCTAGAAATGGCTTGTATGATGTTGTGAGATGTTGATTAGGAAGGAGATATATATGAGCAAACCAAAATATGCAATAGTGAATAAAGACTTATGTGTAGCGGTAGTATGGGATACAGAAATGGGATTAGTTACAGTTACAAATGATATTAAAATTGATTTCAATTGTGATTTAACATTAATAGATATTACAGGTGGAACAAATAGTTGTGTTGTTAATAATATTGATTTGAGAGATTTGTTAGTATCATTATTACCTAAAGCAGAAGATAATATAGGAGAATAAATTATGGCAACTGCTAAACCAAAATTGTCAGATAAGGATAAAGAATCGTACAAATTATTATTGGATTATATTCAATCATTATATCTTTCTCAAGGCTATTCTAAGCCACAAATACCATTCAAGGTTATTACGGCTCAAATTAAGCAAATTATGACCGAAGATAAGACATTAAATTACAATCAATTATTGTATGTCATAAAATACATGGTTGATATATTAGAAATGAATTTATTTGATGATTCTTTTAATGGCACTATTCTCAATTTAGTGCCATATTATATAAATGAGGCTAGGGAATTTTGTATTAAGTGTAAAGATATACGAAAGATGGCAAGCGAGTTTGATTTTGAAGAAAAAGTTAGAGTGGTTAAGGTTGGAAATAGAGAAAAGAAAGTGGAAGAAATGGAGTTTTGATTAAATATAGAAAGGGAACAAATTATGGAAAAAATCTACGACACAACTAAAGTTAATATGCTACTAGGTTGCCTTTTACAAGATACGAGCTTGACCAATAATGACAAGTATCCATTATGTAAAGATGATTTTGTCGGTCATGCATTCGATAATGTACTCTATGTATCAATTGTAAATTTGTCACGTAACGGATATAAGACAATCAGTTTCTTTGACTTAGATAAATATTTACAGAAACACGAGGCTGAATATCAAATATTTAAGGATTGTCGTGATAAAGGCGATGTGGAAGATTTCTTAGAGACAATTGTGTATTTATCGGATACAAATAATTATGAATCATATTATAATGATGTGAGACGTTTGAGCTGTATCCGAGATTATAGAGATAATGGACATGATATTGAGAAGTTTTGGGATTACAATAAAAGCGAGACTGATAATCTCAAAGGATTAGAAGGTACTAAGATTGAAGAGATTGTTAATTACTTTGAAGGATTTCAAACTCAAATTAAGCGTAAATATAAAGGTAAAAAAGTTAAAGAAGAATATGTTGCTGGAACTGATTTTATGGAAACTAAAGAAAGATTCAAAGAGTCTCCATTATTAGGAAATAGTTTTCAATCTGAATATCTTAATGGTATATTTAGAGGGATGTTTGGATTTATCATAAGAACAGCTAAGAGTGGTGGTGGAAAATCTGTTCTAAGTCTTGGAGATTTATGTCAAACTTGTATATTAGAATATTGGGATTTTGACCAAAATAAATTTGTCAAGAATGAATCAAGAGTTGGAAATGGGATGTTCTTAAATACAGAATTAGAGCTTAGGGAGCAACTTGACGTAGCAACAATTGCATGGGTTAGTGGAGTTGAACGTGACCACATTATTGATGGTAAATATTTTGAAGGAGAAGAAGATAGAGTTGATTATGCTAACGAAGTATTGTTAAAGAGTGGATTATACTTTGTAGATGACCCAGAATTTACTTGTAGTTCGTTAGAAGACACGATTAGAGACTATGTATATAATAAAGATTGCAAAACCATTTGTTTTGATTACATTTCCGATAATAATTATGTAGGTAAAGAAATTGCTCAAGAAACTAAAATTCCACAAAGACAAGATATGATATTACTTGAATTGACTGCTAGACTCAAACAAGTACAAAGGGAGACTGGATGCTGTTTAATATCTGCTTGTCAAACTAATGGAAATGAAGATAGTATGGATTACCCTACAAGTGCTTGCATGGCTGGGGGAAAATCGCAAGAAAGAAAAACGGATGGCGTTTTATTTATGTTACCTCCTACTAAAAAGGAACTTGAATCTGTAGCTCCATTAATTGCGAAGTTAGACAAAGGAAATGGAATTAAAATGCATATGTATCCAAATAATGTCTGTCATATTGTTAAGGGT